GCCTGCGTACTCGCTGGCGTCTTCGGCTCCGGCGATGATCATGATCTCGACGAGCTTGTGCGCGGCCGTGCCGAGCATCGCGGCTTGGCCTGTCGTTGAGCTTTCGTCGCCGATAAGTTTGACTGATCCACTGCAATTCATCCACCTATGACTAGCGGATGGAGAGAGTTTTGCGTGAGCGCCCATTGCTATGCTTTCCTTCTAAAAAGTTGGCGCGCTGGGGAGGACCGGACCCTCCATCCATACTCTACGTTTCGATTTCGTCTCGGCGTCCCGGCCACTTCCGTCAGGTCTCGCCTGATGGCGTTGTGTGGCGACGACTACTGACTACCTCGTAAAGTCGCTCTGTCTGTTTGAGCTACCAGCGCAAATTTGGTTTGGAGGATCGGGCGGGTGCTTCCCCCACTCATACGAGTTTTGCAGACCCGCGCGTTCGTGTTTCGCCACCGACCCTAATCAGGCAACCGTATAGGGGAACGTGATCGGCTTGCGGCCGACGCGAACGTCCCACGCCATCATGTCGTCCTTGAAGACGCAACAGTAGCGCTTGTTGACCTTGATCTGATCGTCCTCGACGCCCTCGGGATGCTCCCACTCGTCATCCTCGCCAGTCAGTGGCGTAAGCGGCATGCCACGGGCGAGCGTCTCGAAGACCGCGAGCGTCTGCTCGGCGCCTCCGCCGGAGTGACCATAGGCCGTGAAGACCTCCATCAACGACGTGACTTGCACGGCGACATCGCCGTTGTATTCGGCGTCCGCGTCGAAGAGGCCGGCGGCGCGGAGTTCGCGCTTGGCGTGTTGGCTGAGCCTACTCATTTTCGAAACCTCTTGATGATACGACCCTTGAGGATACAACTGCGCAGCCGGGTCGCGACATGGCTACCGTCTTCGTCTTCCTTGTCTTCGTAGTCGCGCGCGATGTGCGCGACCGTCGTGATCGTCTTCGGCGTGACCTCGACAACGAAACCGACAGTCTCGCAAATCGAAGGCGTCAGCGCCCCGACAATCTTCTCCTTGATGTCGAGCCATCCTTTACCATCGTATGTGCAGTGGTCTTCCCACAACACGTAGACGAGATCGCCGACCTTCGGATCGAATTTAATCATCAACCTTGGCCCCGTAAACGATGTCCACGCCCCGCTCGTTGCCTTCGACGCCGACCTTCACATTCATGTACTGACCAACCTTCGGCGCAGCGACCCCCAAGCGAATGGTTTCGGAGCCATCATCCGAGGTCACGACAGCTTCCGCGACGGCGCCCGCTGTCGAGACGTTGAACAGCACGACGCTCCAGCCGGGGGCGGGCGTGATCCTGACGTGGTCTTTGCTGATATGACGGACGGTTGCGGGGGCGGCAATGAAGGTCATGACTGATCCATCGGCATGGGGAGAGGGTTCTGAGCTGCGACCTGAGCCATGCGCGCTTCGTGCTGCGCCAGCTTGATCTTCTCCTTGAGCCGGGCCTGCTTGCCCAGCATATCCTTGATCGCCGGAGGATAGCTCTCGAAGCTGGCGTCGCCGATATGCGTCGAGACAGCACGCCACCCGTAAGTTCGGTCGGGCTTGCGGTCCAACTGTTCGACATGGAAAATGAGGTTGAGGTCGTTCACGACGATGCGAAGTGCTCGGGTGGGGACTGCAACGGCGAGGACACGCCAGCCCTCGGGGCAAGCGTTGATGATCTTTCCTGCTTCAACTGCATCCATTGTGTTTGGCCCAGCGCGCGATATGGTGTTGGATAGGTATACCGCGTTTGATGTCGTAGTCAATCCATCCGCAAAGGCGCATCCGCACGCCCTTCATGATGTTCTTCGTTACGGGGAGGCCCTCATTGCGGAAGCAATGAAGCGCGAAACGCTCTGCCTCAAACTCTTCGCGATGTTTCGGAAGCTTGAGCTTGAAGTGGTCCTGCTTGACGTGTCCGACTTCGTGAAGGTAGAGAAATAGGCTGTCGTCGTCCTTGAGCGTAGGAACGGAAAGGGTGCGTTTGTTGCTATCGGCCTCTGCGCTTTCCCAAGTCCATCGGTGCTGGCTCTGTCGAACGCGCCAGCCTCGCGGCCTGTGCCGCTTGACGATCTCATTGATCCTCTCCTGCGACAGCTTGCGGCTCATCGGGTGGCTCCCATCGGACGACGACAACGCCGGAGGTTCCAAACCTCGGGTCGCGTGACTTGTGCACGGTGACCGTCACGCCTGCATCCATCAATGGCGCCAACTCCGCCGCAAGACCGCGCGGAAGGTGCCCGAGTTTTTGATTGAAGATGTGGAGCGAGATAGCGTTGGGATCGTACTTGTTCGTGGGCTCCCGTTCAACTCGCAATTGCTGGCCGGGCCGCAATCTCGGGATATGGTTTCCTGCTCCCGGATAGAAGCTGGAACCCATTATGGACGCTTGTCTTTCTTGGAGGGCCATCAAAAATACCTCCGGATAGAGTTGGAGACGGCGGCGGAGACTTCCTCGGCGGTCGCCGGGCGCGGCATGGCGTCAACCCAGTGAGTTCCCCACGGCCAGAAGACGCGGGCGTGCTCAGTGTCGCCGGTCCGCTGATTGAGCGTGACGGAGCCATCCACGAACTTCGTCTCGTGGATTTCGTCGGCGCGCTGTCCGTAGACATCGCCGGGCTCGTACAGCTCTTCGTAGCGCGGCTCCAGCACGCAAGCACCATATGCAGACTTCTCCAGCCCGCCGCCCTCGCCGGTCTTGATCGTTGTGAATGCGTGCGTCGGCTCGAACGATGAGCCCGCGTGCCGCGTCATGTTGTATCGCTGATTGGCGAACTCGCCCGCGACGATGACCGACGTGAAGTCCCACGGATGATCATGGATGGTCGAAACATTGGGGACCGTGAAGTGATGGTCCCAGAGGTTGAGCCGATACATCTTGGGCGCGTTAGGCGGCCCGAAGTAGGTTCGCAGAAAACCAAAGCCTTGCACGGTCCAAGACCGGCGATCGTCCTGCATGATCGTAGCGACAAGCGGCTTGAGAAAAGTCAGATCGTTTTTCATGATCGGTCTCGAAGAAAGTCGGGCGGCGCACCATTGCGCCGCCCGGGACTTGGGTGCGCGGCTCAGAGCCCGAGGTCGTCTTCCTCGGGCGCAGCGGCAGCCGGCGAGCCTTCGCTCTGGAGCGCGACCTGACACGCCTCGTAGACGGCGTCGTAGTTCTTCGGCTGGAGGTCCGTGATCTTCTTCACGCCGCCGCCATCCGCATCAAGGATGTCGGTCGCCGACTGGCGGCCGAGGCTCGCGTTGGTCGCGACTTCGCGAATTTTCTCGCGGACCTGATCGATGGTGTATTTGCCACCCGGCGCCTTGGTGCCGGACGGCGGCCCTGCGGCAGCGGCGGGCTTCACGGCGGCCTTCGCGGCAGCGGCGGCGGCAGCCTTGGCCGTCGCTTCGGCCTTCGCTTTCGCCTCGGCGGCGGCCTTCGCGGCGGCAGCATCGGGCTTGGGCGCGGTAGCGGCGGCAGCGGCGGCGGCGGCAGCGGCGGCGGCGGCGGGCTTCGGCGCGGCGGCAGCGGGAGCCCCGCCCTTCGTCAGCGCAACATGAATGTCGCTGAGCTTCTTGGAAATTTCAGTGAGTAGGGCGTCGGACATGGGGGACAACTCCGGGTTGGATGGTCTCATTGAGACTAGATCGTTAACGATGATGGCTCATATCCCGAAAGCCGGGAGCCGTCAAGCGGGGTCAATGATTTATTTTCAATGTTCTCCGGTAGAAGTTAAATCATGCCTATCCGGTTATCACCCGTGATCACTACCTCTAGCGTCAAGGATCGCCGTTTCTCCGATCAATCCTTGCTCTGCAATATGTTTGACGTTCTCGCGAAAGTTCGTCGAGAGAGCACCAAAACCTTGAAGGTGGGCATTATCAAAATTGCCATCGCTGAGCGCGATGATGGCTAAGAGAGCTTCTTCCATGTGACGTTCCTTTGTGCTGGGGACTACGCCCACATCGGTTTTGGATACGGCAACTCGCGCGTGTTCAACAGTTTCAGAGCCTTGTCCTTGCGGAGTGCCAACGGCATCAAATAGCGGATTTTGAGTTCTGGAACGAAAGCTGTCCATCCGGGGTTGCGCTCAAGAACGGCCCCGACAGCGGAAGTCCCAAACTTAGCGTTGCATGATCTTGGATGGACGACTTCGCCGCGCTCGTTTTTGAACCATTTAGTCGAGCCTTTGTGCCTCCCGAAGTCTTTGTCTGTGCAAATCCAGTTGGTAGCTTGGTAAATTCCTCCGTGGTGCCCGGCTTCAGGGTCCGCAAAACTTATAACCGCTGCCACGCGCTCGACTTTAAGCGCCCGAAGGGTCTGCGCGAGGAATTGAGACAGCTTAAATCCTTGGGCCGTTGGCCGGACTACCAGCCTGCGCAATTCAAGCCACTCTTTTGGGATGTTACGACTTACCGGAGGCCCGTAGCACGCGGCAGCCTGTAGTTTGCCCCGGTCATCAAAACTTCCAAAATTCCTTCGGACTACCTTCGGGAGTGAGTGAGAATAGTGAAACTCTTCGACCAATCGCGCAGCGTCATCAAATGAGATTGGAGCGGCCTCGCGGGGTTGCACCGCGCTCGCAACTGTTGGAACAGTCTCGTCCAATGGACAGGCCGCAAACTTCAACATTTAGTCACCTTGGGTGATAACCGGATAGGCATGAGTTAAATCGAACAACAGCCGGACGGCGCGGTTCAACATTCGCGTCTCGCGGTGAACCTTTGCGCGATAGCGTTCTTCCGTGAAGTGTTTTTGTTCGGGATGCGCCTTGATGTAGGCGCGCTGACGGCGCGCAGTGCGGACAGCACTACACTTCGGAGAGCATGTCTTGGAATTTCTGCGAGGCGCGAATGGCGCCTCGCAGATGATGCACGACCTCACGCCGGGATGCCCCACGTGGTCGTCGTCTCCAGCGGGACGGGCAACTGCACATCCTTGAGACCCTCGACGTAGGCGAGGCCCTTCTCGGTCGCGCGATACGCCCAGCCCGGATGCGCGTTGCGCTGGGCATGCGTCGGCCGCTCGATCATGCCGTCAGCGAGCAACTGCTTGACGAACTTCGTGTAGGCCGGCGACGTGCGCTGAGCCTCGGGAGCGAACGGCGAGATGGTCGTCGCGAAGTGCAGCATCATCGCGATCTTCATCGGGGGCGTGCGGTAGCGTTTCGGGGGCGGGTCGAACGGGAGCAACATCCGCGCCAGTTCGGCCATCGTGTATGTTTCAGACATGGGAGTTCTCGTTGGTTGGGGTTGACGCGCGGACCATCGGCCTGTGACCGTTCCGGCGTAATTGATCCGTCAGTCCGTGAGGACAGCGGTCGCCTCTGCTTGTCGGAGAGCGGCCGTCCGGCGCACGTCAAGAGCCCGCTTGATTTCGACCGGCTTTCCGGAGTAGCTTTTCCAGCATGCGGGATCGATTTCGTAGGCGATGGCTTTGACGTGCGGCGGGTATGGCATGAGTTCTCCGTTATTCCATTCTTGTTCATCTGTCAAGTCGGGATTACAGCGTCATGTCGAGACCTCCTGAGCGTCTATGCGCTAGATGCAGCGTACACGAACTCGGAACGCTGTCAACATCGTGGGGCTGGACATAGTTAACAAAAGGGTGTAGACGAGCCGACTGTCCCCGATCCGCGTGAGAACTTTCACATGATTTTTGATAGCTTGGCGCTCGCGCTCGCATACCTTGATCGGCATATGTATTCGCGATATCTTTTCCCGATCGCCGCAGGCAAAAAGTTTCCGCCGTGCCTCAAAGACAATCTCGACGGCAACTGTTCGAACGACCCAAAGCAGATCATCGCGTGGGCCAAGCAGTTTCCCGGCTGCAACTGGGGCGTAGCGCACCGCAAGTCACGCTTGATGGTCGTGGACGTTGACACCAACAAAGCCAAGGGTAAGGTCGGCGACGAAACATTCGCCTATCTCGACATGCTGTACGGCTGGCCCGAAACCGAGCGCACGGGGACGCCGTCCGGCGGCTGGCATTTGATCTACGAGGGCTGGGACGACGCAAACCATCCTGCGCACATCTTCGCGCTCGGCGAGAACGGCATCGGCAAAGATATTGATAGCCCGAACTACTCGCTGATCCCCGGGTGCCGCTTTGCTGACGGCACGAGCTACACCACGAATGACGCCGACGCCGTCGCGTGCCCGGAATGGATTTACGACACCATCAAAAGCTCCAAGACCAAGTCGCGTATCACCGACGCGGGCGAGGTCGTTGTCGAGCTTGATCAGCAAGCGAACATCGATATCGCAATCGACTTTTTGCAGGATGATGCAGTCCCGGCCATCGAAGGGTCGGGCGGCGACTTCAATACCCTGAAGACCGCGATGTACCTCAAGGACCTCGGCATCTCGCCGACGCTGTCCGTCGATCTCTTGAACGAATACTACAATCCCCGCTGCGTGCCGCCGTGGGATCGCGATGATCTGGAGCGCAAGGTTGAGAACGCCTTCGCCTACTCCAGCCTCTCGAAGGCCGGCGGCAAAACCGCCGAGGCCGACTTCGCCGATGACGCGCCCGAGCCAATCACGCGGAAGGGCACCTACAATATCGAGACCAAGCAATACGAGTTCAAGCCCAGTGCCGATCCGGACACCGCCAAAGAGAACCGGGAAGCCGCGCGAAAGGGGGTCGCTGCTCTTACGCCAGAGCAACGAGAGCGATTTCTGAAGATGACCGAACTCATCAATGAGTGGGTATGGGTCGGTGGCCTCAAGCGGTTCATTGAAAAGGTAGACACCCGGCGTCTCTGGGACAAGGAAGCCTTCAACAGCCAGTACAACAACATTCTCGGCGAGAAGGCCACCAAAAATATCTCCGACGTTCTGCTCCGCAAAAAGAAAGGCACGATCGCCCGCTTCAAAGAGATCGCGTACAAGCCCGGGCTAGGGCAGAGGATCAGCGGCGAGGTCTTCAACGTCTATCTGCCCTCGGACGTGCTCCCGGTGGAGGGCGATGTCTCGTGGTGGGATGATCATCTCGAATACCTCTTCCCGATTGAAGAGGATCGCGTGATGGTCCTCAATTGGATGGCTTGGCTACTCCAGAACATGGCGACCAAGCCAAAGCACGCGTTGCTGATCCAAGGCGATGATCAGGGTACGGGCAAGAGTTTTCTTGTCGAGATGCTCGGCCGTATCCTCGGCCAGCGCAACGTCTCGAACATCAATCAGACCGATTTGCACGGCGACTTCAATGGATGGGCTCAGCACTCGAAGCTGCTCGTCATCGAAGAGCTGCGCGCGATCGATAAGACCGAGGTCGCCAACAAGCTGCATCCGTTGATCACGCAAGACATGATCAGCGTCAACGAAAAGAACCTGCCCCGGCGCGATGTTGAAAACTGTTTCGGTATCTTCGCGATGTCAAACCATGAGGCAGCCCTCAATCTCGACGACAAGGACCGGCGCTATCTCGTCATCAACACGAAGGCGACACCGCGTTACGGGAAGGGCTCGCCGGCCTCGGTCGCATACTATACCGACCTCTACGTCACGAAGCTCAATGACCCGGCGGCCGTCGCGGCCGTCGCATTCAAGCTCCAGAACTGGGACTACGGCGAGTACAGCGGCGCGGCAGCCGCGCCCGCTACGTCGGCCAAGACTTCGATGATCACGGCCGGTCAGAGCGATCTCGAACATTGGATGGATGAGAACCGCGACAAATTCCCGTTGAATGGTCGGGTCGTCGCGGTCAGCGATATCATCTTGGTCTTGCCAAAACGTCTGGAGGGCCGAAGCCCGCGCCTGCATGCGTCCATCAAGGGCATCTTGATGCGGAGGTTCGGCGCCGAAGAGGTCGGACAGGCCACGCTCTCCGATGGCGAGCGTCCGCGTCTGTACGCGATCAACGGCAAAGCAGGTATCCTGAAGAACCTCTCGCCCAAGGCAATCGGCACGATCTACGAGACCGACAGGGCGAAGGCGGGCAAGGGCCAGCCTCTCGACGATGACGCGACCGAAGAGTTCGGCGAACCCAACAATATAGCTTGAAACAGGTAGCTGCCTATGGTAGACGAAGTTCGCGACTGTAGCTCAATGTTAGAGCACCCCGGGTCCACTGGGGAAGATGGCGGTGCAATTCCGACCCGGTCGCTCCATATCAAACAAATCCCCGTTGCCCAAGCCCGTGCGTTCATCAAGATGTGGCACAGTCGTTTGCCCAATTGCGATGGGCCTTTCAAGATCGCGTTTGGGGCGTTCGATCAGGGCGGCTACCTCATGGCGGCTGCACTCTGGCATAACTGCTCAGCGCGAAACCTCCCGCAAGACTGGACTGAGTTGCGGCGCATGGCTGTCGCCAGCATGTACGCGCCACCGAATACGGCGTCCATCATGATCGGCCAAATGGTCAGATGGTTCAAGAGAGAAGGCAAAGCGACAACGCTCGTCTCTTATCAGGACCTCGGTGAAGGCGCCCCTAACTCAGTAGGGTTCGTCAAGCATACCGGCACGATCTACAAAGCAACTAATTGGACCCCGGTAGCGATCAGCCGTCCGCGTCTTCGAACCCGCACAGTAGCGGATCAAGATTGGGTCAAGAATGGTCGGAAGGTGTACCGCCGTAATGACAAAAACCTCACGCCGGAGGGGACGACCGACGCTATCGCATCCGCGAAAGTCCGTTGGCAGTACAGCTTGCGAGGCGAGAAGTTCACTGCCCTGACCCCGGAGCAGATCGAGGCCGCCCGAAGGATGAAGCCGACCAAATAGTTAACATCCCGCCGGCGAAAAAGTCGCTCGCCGGCGAAAATAACGCTTGACGCTCGCCGGCGAACGCGTGTATGGGTATTCTCATGAGGCAACCCCACGCCTACGTGGGACCCTCTCAAAAAAGAGAAAGTCCCTCAAGATGACAGTACGTGTTGTTCAGGCCAAGTGGTCTAAGAAACAGATGCTCGCCCTCCCGGAGTGGGAAGGTCAGCGCGATACCGACAAGCGGGTTGCGAAGTACCTCGCGCGCAAGGATTTTGATGCGACGAACGCAACCATCAAGACTGGATGGGCGACCGTGGTCGTAGGCGGCGAAGAGAGCCGGATTAACGGCAACACTCGCGCGCACGTCATGAACCATATGCCTCTCGACGAAGCCGAGATGACGGTACGGCGCAAGGACTTCGCCAAGCACTTCCCCGAAGAAGTGCTCGGCGACAAGTACATTTGCTCAACGAAGGAGGAAGCTCAGGAAATGTATAACAGCATTGACAACACTTCTTCGAGCAAGGGCGCAGCGGACAAGCTGACTTCTGCATTCAAGGCTTGCGGAGTTGGCGTGCGGTCGAAGATGTACAGGTCAGGGCGCGGTACGTCCGGTCTTGCTCTCGCATGGCGGGCGTTACTCGGTCAGGCTTCCAATGCCGCCTGTTGGCGGACCGAGACCATGGTCACTGAGTTCATTCATGAGCTTCGGCTTTTGGATAAGCTCATGTCCGACAATAACGTTCCGGCCAATAGCCGGGTCGTATCCTATCCCGGCTTTCAGATGGCCGTGCTGCTCACGCTCTACCGCGCTCGTTTAACCCCGCACAAGTGGGGCGATGGCGAGAGCGTTGATGAGGTCTACAAGTTCTGGGACACCGTCATCAAGTACGAAGG